GGAGAATTGCAGAAAATCCAATATATGTTCTTGTTGTAACGAATAAGAACTCCAGTTAAATGGATAGGCCTTTTTCTCTTGCTTTGTCATTTTTTTATTACTAGACATTACCATACTTTTATCACGAAACGGATAATGTATGTCACTTACACAAGTCCAATCAACAAAGTCAGTATCTTCGTATAAGTCTAGTATTTGTGTAAAGCATAGTTCGCCATAACAATCTCCAGGGAGACTAGCATCTAAATGAGGATGCTTTTTAAACCAATTGTTGTCGTGTTTAAAGTATTGATGAGGTCCACCGCTTATAACTAAACAGTTTGGAAACTCTTCTTTTACCCATGCCGCTATCTCGTGTGCTAAGTTATAGTTCCATACATACAAACTAATAGCAAAGACGTCAGGCGGATTTTGTCTTATTAATTCTTTTATTTTATCTTCGTTGCCGGCACTATAAACATCGGCATAACAAGGTACCCAGTTCCATTCATCTACACGTCTACCATGTATTTCATAAAATGTCTTTGCTTGCGACCACAGGTAAGGTATCCAGATTTCTCCACTAAATCTAGGAAAGTTACATACGATAATATTTTTCTTTCTAGTCATCTTTCTCGAAGATATATAACACCAACCCTCCATTGCGGCTATTAAACATCGCTAGGAAATCAATAAATCTATTATAGAAACTGGGTGTTACACTTATTAATTTAAGATTCCAACATAATATTTTACGCACATAATGTTGAGTGAAACTTACCTCGTACGGATTGTTTTCTTGATCTTGGTATAATATATCGTTGTGATATTTTAGTTTAATAAATCGTTTGAGAAATTTACCATATGGATTATATACCGCTAATGCAAGTTTACCGTTATATTCTAATAATGTTTTTATTTTAGATATAGCTGTATTATATGTCGGCATATGATGCAGTACTCCGCAACAAATAATTATATCATATTTTCCGTATGCTTTGTATTTTGCAAAATCTTCTTTGATCCAATGCACATTGTGAATCTTATTATCTTTTGCAAACTGTTCAGCATAGTCTATGCTATCACTGAAATCAACAGAAGTAATTTGGCATGTAGGATAACGCATTGCAAAGAAGTTACTAACAAAACCAGTACCGCATCCTATGTCTAGTATTCGATCGTCCGGTTTTATTAAGTTATCCATCTGCTTCATGTATTTGTTACAGACACCTTCGGTATCATAAAACTTTAAATCTTCTATTTTATAATGTCCGGGAAATTGTAGTTTGCTGTAAAATTCTTTTATTTCATCTTTCATAATTTATCTTTATACCGTGATAATAATAGTTCAGTCTCGGGTGGTGCAACAAAATCCTCTCGTGTGAACTGTGGAATGTCGATAGTCATTGCATCCTTGCTTATATCTCTTGCTAAACCTCTAAGATTATGATCTGCGTCTAATAAATTTTCTACAGCCCAGTCGTGGTGTGCAAGTGATGTAATATGATTGTCTGTCTTGTGTTTGTATATTACACACTCTTTCTTGTTAAAATAATATTCCCAGATGCCTGCGTAATGATTTATATTAAACGGGTCTTCTGGCGCCGAAATAAAAGTTGACCAATCTATTAGATTAATAGTGTTACGTACTGCGTCTATTTCTAATATGTTTTTAGCCGTCTTTATTTCTGATTTAGTTAGTCCGTTGCTATTTTGCCATTTAGTAGCAAACTTCGGTGCGTACTCCGGTCTGGTATCTGCCCAAGGGTTCTGTACAAACGCCATAGTATATTTACAACCTACGCGGTCTAATAAAAGTTGTGTTTGTAATATAATGTCAAAGCCATTTATAACTACATCAGTGAAGCTCGATAAATGCTCGGGGTGTTTTCTATATAACCCAGTGTATGGTGTATTCTTTGTCAGCCATAGCTTTCCTTGTGTATCAGGAAAGAAACCCTTAACATCATTTTTATCAATCCATTCCCTATCATACCAAGTTACTTGTCTGTCTGGTCTTGGCCATACTATAATTATATGGTCATTGTTGTCGAACTGTTTTAGCTTGTCTAAGATTTGCCAATACATTTGATTATTGCAATAGCCTTTGTATGCATAGTTAGTTACGTCTTCTCCGTACGCTTTTAACCAGTCCGGCCACGTAGGCCAATACCATTTGCTCATACTACATCCAAACGTATATATCATTTATTCTTTTCTTTAATGTGTAGATCGACTATATCATACTCTGCTGACATTGCCTCTTTTCCTGATACATAATTAATTCCATCACGTATAGGTCTATCTTTTGGGATACCTACAAGCGGAACGATGTACGAAGCAATATCAAATTCGTTTGGCAGAGTAGCAGTATTCCATCGACCTGGAGATGCGTGATGTGTATTGTGCATGCCTTCGCCTGGAAATATTGCTGCCCAAAATCTGCTGTTGTATGAATAATCTTTTGTTTTATATAACCGATATCCAGTCAACTTGCCGAAGAATTTTGAATGTGCAATTAAGTTAATCCAACCGTAGCCTGTAAATACATATATACATGGAATAGCAATTAGATAACCAAAATTTACAAACCCAAACAATAATATAAATGCCGTCCATGTTCCTAATAATACCTTAAAATAATTATTGTGAAACCACATGTGATTTTTAACTTCGGGTATATCAGACATTCTAAATTTGTCGATTGGTTCATTGTGGTAATAAAACCATATCTTTAATTTATCAATTAATTTGTCTGAATCAGCAGTGAACGGATCAGATTTAGTATCAGCTCTTACATGATGCACTCTATGTCCTAATCCCCAACTTAAAGAACTTTCTAGTGTGCATAAGGTACCGAGCCATAATAATATCTTTTCAATAACATCATTCTTAGGTGTAAATGCTTTATGGACGGTCCAGCGATGTAGCGAAATACTAATTCCAAATAACCATAACATCCATCCAGTAAGTAATCCTATTGCCAACATAGTCCAACTAAAATGTGCAATCAAAACATACAATGCCGAGGCATATAATGCAACATGTAACATTCTTATTAATTTAATTTTGTTCTTATATTTTTTTATCATATTTGTAACTCCCGTGTAGGTGGCCATAACTCTTTTATAATAGAATCGGCAGTGAGCTTAGAATCGGCCTCGAGATCTTTACATCTTAATTTAATCCAGACAAATTCTTTTAAGTCAACTTTCACATCTGTGCCGTACATTCTATTTTTAGCGAATATTACTTTGTTGTCGTATTCTGCCCAAATACGATTTGCATATTGCGAAACCGTAATATTTTTAGTCGACGACAGTAATCTCCTATCCGTTGTCAACAAGTCAGAATAAAGATTGTTGGTCTTAAAGTATAAAGTCTCATTACCATTTGAGAATTCAAAATACATTTCCATACGGATAGTATAGCAAAGAAAAAGCTTTAAGTCTACTAAATGATTGTATCTGCGATGCCCAAATCTAGTACTTGTTGTGGCGATAGGTAGACATCTGTTGCTGGGAGTAATTTGGATTTAATTTTGGTTTCGGTTAGACCAGATGCTTCGCATAGTACGTCTATCATTTGTTTGTTGCATCTATCGCCTTCTGCCATAGTTGCTTTCAAATCATGATGTTTGCCGTCAAATGCATCAGAATATTGGTGGCACATAAAGCTAGCATTTTTACCTGCTTCGCGCATTCCTTTTGTGCCACATGCAAAGATAAGAAAGGCAGCACTCATTACAGCACCGATACCAATTACCTTAATTGGTCTTTTACTCTCTTTCATTACATCTATAAGGGCAAAGGCTTGGTATAGATCGCCGCCGTAAGAATTGATGTAAATTGTTAACGTTTTCTTGGATTTGCTTAGGTTTTCGTACAGAATCCACTTAATACAGGCATCGATTGTGTCGGTTTCTATGTCTCCGGATAGCAGGTGTACATTGCTATCAAGTAGCTTTCTTTCTATTGCATCCTCAGCGGACCAATCGTCTCGATCTTTCTTCACAGTCATATTAATATTTAGCTGTATATAAAATTTACCGAATTTCGAGTAAATACAGTATGGACTTAACTTTTCTAACACCTTATGTAACTCAAATTATTGCAATATGTTTGCCAATGCTTGCTGCGGTATGGCTAGTACAACGAATTAAAATTGCTAGATATAGAGCCGGACATCTTAAGCCACACAATCACTGGCTTAGATTTGCAGCATTTCTAATAGTGCTGATCGGAACTATGTTAACCTGGCATCGACTTGTTGCTGGGAACGAATGGGTTACATCAGACTACAATGCATTATTAGACGGGTTCTTTATTGGTATTGTATCTGGATTAGGCACGCCATTTATGTGGCAGATGTTTATTGCTTGGTTGCAAAAAGTGCGACCCGAGTTTGCAGAGATTTTAACTGTTAGATATCCCGATTACACAGATGATCCAAACGGAACTAATGAGCTTGGCGGAAAAATTGTTACTGTCTTAGGTGTGAATAGTACTAACGTTAAAAACAAGCGTACACCCAAACAATCGCGACCCGAGAAATTAAGAGCAAGAGTTAAAAACAAAAGCAAGTAGATAAGTGGTAAACTGTGCAATGTGCAAGTCATACCGTCTAGCGGCTCCCGAAGGTGACTAACAAGTTACAAGTTACAATTTTCAATCGAGGTATGTCTAGCGAGCAATATGCAATCTTATAGTATCGCTAGTTGCACCTTCGAGTCAGATTCAGAGTCTGTTTCGACGTTAGTAGATAAACAATCCCCAAATCCTATCAATGCTCGCGCATATCAAATCTGGATCGTTTTGGTTGTTTACTCTCATCCTCTACTTACTTAAGAGTGGTTTAATAACCACTAAAACTTTAAACTAAACTTTCTGCTTTTAATGTGTCTACAGATTGGTCGCTTATGTCAATTGTTACTTTAACATTTACTTCTAACAACTCATCTTGCAGGTTACGTTTTGCTTTACGTAAATCAGCAGTTTTCTTCTTGAAACTTTTGATTTGTCCTTTGGTAAGGATTCCGGTGTCTACCGAATCTCTAGAACCATATCCATATCTGGATTCCGAACTAGCAGTTTCAATTTGTCGCAACTTACCTTTAATTACTTCAGCATCCTTAACTGGTTCTGACTTTGCAAGGTCAGTGTAAAACGTAATGTCCTTTTCAAGGCGTGCCACGACAGCTAATTTATCATTAACTTCGTTTGCGGCATTTGCTGCACTAACAGCAACACGAATCTCATACAATGCGTCCATCAATTCGGTTCGCTGTCTAGTGTTAATATTAAATTCTGTGCGTTGCTCTTCAAGCTTAGTTTCGGGACCTTCGAACTCATTTACCCTAACAGTTGTGTCAAATGTTAGATTTCGTAATACAACATTGATTTCGTTTTGTACTGCATTTGCTTTGCGAAGAGTTAATTTCATTTATGATTTCCTTTTAATGTTTTTACTTTATCAACATATAATATGATATTAACTATTATATGTCAACGGTTAATGTTACCGAAAGAGTAACCATTAAAAAAGGGACCGTAGTCCCTTTTAGTGTTACTTAATTTTACTATTAACGTTTGTTAACAAAATCGTAAAACTTCTGAGCAGACTCTAAAATCTGTTCTGTGCCTGGTACGGTTGGCATTGTAACTGTTGTTACAACTTCATCACCGTCACGTTCGACTTTGGTTTCGAACTGACCAAGTTTTGCATTATAATCGTTGAACTCAACTTCTTTAGCTAGTTCTAAGATTTGGGTACGGATTTCGTAACCATTTTTGTTAACTGTTACTTGTGGCAAAAATGCCTTCATTTGATTTTGGAACATTTCCTGCATTTCTTTTACGTCGTTCATTTTACTTCTCCTGTGTGTGTATTAAGTGTGTATAATAGCAAAGCTATCAACGGTTGTCAACTGTTGTTGGCACCGTAATTGTATTTATCCCTAGCTTCACAGGTATCGTTTTTCTCCGCTCAGATATCCTACTTTATCTAATAGTTTGTCTTTGCCGGGACTGTACTCTATTAATCTTACACCAGCTTCAAAAAGCATTTCTTCTGTGCGTTCAAAGTGCTCTGCATAGCTAGCCATTTCTACACGCTGAATTATATTCCATTCTTTGTGCGTTATTACCCGTTTGATTCCTGCTTGTACGATAGCACGTGCGCAATCTGTGCATGGGATACCGTTTGTGTACATTGTGGCACCTAAAGTAGATATTCCTCGTCGTGCTGCATTGTATATTGAATTGCGTTCTGCATGTTCGAACCAGTGATACTTTTCTGGGCGTTCGTGTCTACATTCCACATCATCGTTTATGCCACGCGGAAAGCCATTATACCCGTCCGAAAAAGCTGCGTTGTCTTCTACTAATACTGCACCTAGTTTAGAACTGCCGTCCTTGCTTTTTGCTGCAACATCGTAAACACGTTTCATAAAGTGTTCATCCCAACTAGGTGGGACATAGTTTGTAAATTCTGTCATTATTAATAATTTCCTATTTTATCCTCGACTAAATTATGTATTTCAATAATTTCTCTATGGTCAGTTATACCGTCAGCCCAACAAAATCCAGTTAGTATGCTTCTGTAATCTTCATCCAGAAAATATTCGTGAGTTACATCTTCGTAAACATCGCAAAATCCATCTGCTACAATACTAAGTTTTTCTCTGTCTAGTGTTGTATCTAAGTCGTCTAGTGTTGTATCTAAGTCAGTCATTACAGTTCTCCTCGGGATAATTTACCCAATCTGTCTCTTGAGATTTAACTACGTTTAATTGTTTACATCGAAATTCAAATCGACGATTAAACGGTGGATTCCATTCTATTTCTTTTTCTATCTTATCATCTGCTAATTTCTTTGTTGTGTACAAATGCGCTTTATTCACATCCGTAGTATAACCGGAACCAATGGACACCCACTTTGGGTCCGGATCTGAACACCTAATAGCATATCTTAAAAACATATTATCCAGCTACGTTTTGAATTGCGTTATCAAACTGGTCTTGTACCTTTTGCAAATCATCTGCTTCAAACTTGTCTTCTCTAAATTCTGCAAAGCGTGGAAGGAACAAAGAATAAACACTGCTACTGCCGGAAGGAGGAAGTAAGTTGTTGGACTTAACCGTCATTATAGTTCCGACAAGCTCTTCTCTTATAGCGTGTATTTCTTTACGTGCTTTATCTTTGAAGCCACTAACGTTAACAACCACTTTGCCGTCGCTAGATTTGCACTCAATAGATCCAAAGGTTGCCTCGTTTTTACCCTTCCCTGCGTTATAACCGACAATTTCCAAGTCCACATCAACGTCTAACTTCATTTTACATTGGAATTTTGATGTGCCATCTTTCCAGCCGCCTGTCGCACATTTAATAATTGTGCCTTCTAAGCCTTCGTCTAGCTTTTCACAGTAGTGTTCTAATGCTTCCTCGAAGTTATGAACAATACGTGTTTCAATTAACTCAATTTTTGTTGTGTTGTTTGTTTGCTTAACTAAGTTAGCATAGCGATCGCCATATCCAACTTCATACTTGCCTTTAATCGTTGCACCCGATAATGGAATTTGGTCCCATACTAAGTACATAGGTTCGTCAGTTGCTTCAAACTCGCCACCTTTAGCAATTTTATTTAAAATACCGTTGCCAATTTCACGTGCTAATACTTCGCCGTTACGTGCAACTAATAGTTCGCCATGTGTTTGAGAGTTTTTAGGAAAGTTTGCAAGTGCATCGTTAACTAATTCTGTGAAGTAAGTTAATGGAATGTCTGTGCCACTGCGACTAACAATATTAATATCACCATCATCAGTAATATTACAATTTGCATACATGCCATCTGCTTTAAGCTGACTGAACACGCCCGATTTCCATGTGTATTCTTTTAACTTAACGTTTTTAGGAAGGCTGCATCGCATATATGGAAATGCAGGAAGAAGCTTTTTAAATACTTTTCCTACTGATCCTTGTCCAACACCGCATCGTAAGTCGCGGTCTATAATTTTTACAATTATTAGTGCATCATCTGCACTAACCAATTCAAGTGTGCTTTTTAGAAATGCACGTGCATCGTCGCCTGTTTTTACGCGACCTGTTAATGTATGTTGAATTGCTGCAATAGCGTCCATTAATGTTAATGTCGCTTTGCCTGTGTTTGGAGTGTATTCTGGAATTTGCTTTAACCAATAATTTTTAGTTAAATCTAATGCTGCGGATAAAACAGTAACAAGTTCTTTGTTATTAGCATTTTCTTTAAGAATTGCTAGTTTAGCATTCTTACCTGGTTCCGCTTCTAATTGTGCTAGTATTTGTGTAACGCTCATTAAAACAGCCCTCATTAGTTAATTTATACGTGTATTATACAGTATTATACCAAAAAGTCAACCTTTTTATGTTAAGAATCTACCTGAGGTATGTCACGTAAATAGTCCTCTTTTGTTTCCCATGTCTTACCACACCCTGCTTTGCAACATTCATGCCCTGGGTGACTATGTAGAGCCCTTTGATGTTCGGTTAATGTCCAAGTTCCTTCATCATGCAAACAGCAATCCTTACATATTGTAAAATGGGGTGTGCCATGTGTACTGTATTGATATTGCCCTGTGCCTAGGCACTGAGGGCAATCTTTATTTGCGGTTAATGCAGCCCGTTCAAATGCATTCATATCAGGATTCTTCAGGACTGCTAAGAGTTTTTCTTTGTGCATGATGTGGTTAGCAAGCTATTTTATATTTTAATGTATCAGGACATCGTATAGCTGGATAATCTGCTAGCCTTGTTTGTATCGCTGTAGACATACTGCCAAATCTATAGACAACACCATCTTTAGTTATGGTCCAATGCTGACCACCGGTTTGTACAATATCATACCCTTCTTCGTTTTGAGCAACTATCATTACATTTCTCCTAGCTGGTTATTGATTGTTTAATTCGTCACGTGTTACTTTTTTCTGATATGCTCTTTGCTTCTTTGTATGCTCTTTCTTAATTTCTTTTTTGGCTTCGGTACCACCATAGTTCCTGCCTACTTCTAGCGGCAGTCCTTTAGAAGCATCATGTGTGGAGCCGTGATAGCCACACCAATCTCGAACACCACCAATTTTTTTAGTTCTACTCATCAGTATGACCTATTATTGCTTTAAGTCTGTCTAACATTTTATCATCTTCTATATTAAACGGATCTTCTTTTTTGGCTGCTATACATACAAGCTGGCCTAATCGTATATCGGGATTCTGTTCCCAAGCTTCTTGTAGGACTTTAAGTACTCCGGGAATTCGTTTTGGATTTCTCATGTCTCTGTAGTATTTCCATTAACTATTATAACTGCATTTTGACCAAACCCTTTACCAAAATTTTGCAATACTTGGTCTTGGGTAACGTTGTGTCCATAAAGATCAAATAGACATGCTAGATTGCTAGCAACTAATCTATTAAGTTCTTTTTCAACTTGCTTAAAATCTATAGATTTGCTCATTTTAAATTCGCCTGTGTGAGAGTTTTACGGAGATTGTTTTTCATTTTAGCACGGACATTAGTGCCATCTTTTTTGTGGTAGGTAGAACTGTTTTGAGTCCTGTCGTTTACTTTGCGGTATTCTGCTTTGCTCATTTCGCTACCTCTTGATATACTATGTTAAGTTGGCTCCTAACAGCGAGGGCACGTTGCTAGGAACCGTTTGGGTCAACACGAGGGCACGTGCTTCTAGACCCTAAAATCTATTGCGTATACGGAAATACTGGATTAAACGCTTCTGAAACTGTACGTAACAATGGCTCATAATCATCTGCACATTTACCACGCAACATCGTTTCGTATGCTTCGGCACCTTCTTCTGTTGAAAATGCCGCTACGTTCTCCCATTCATTATCGTTACCGAATCCGCCTGCTTGAACCATATAAATTCTGTCTATTGCTTGTTCCATTATGCTTCTGCCTTAACATGGATACGCAAAGCACCAGACTGAGTGTTTCGAAATTTTATAGTAAAACCAGCATTTTGTAATTCTTTTGCAATATTTCTAACTTCGTTGTCGCTAGTACCAGGATAAAATTTCATGCTATGTCCATACTTATTTTTATCAGTGTATGATGGATGTGGTAAACGTGCTGCTCGCATAAATTCTGTGAAGCTCGGTCTCTTATATGCTGTATGGTCGGATTTAACATGAACACGATAATTATTATTCCATATCGATTCAACATAATTTGTTGTTACAATAAATCCAGCTATTTGTAATTCTCTTACAATATTGTGAACTTCGTCATCTGATACGCTATCTCTAAATTTCATGCTATGCCCGAATTTAATTTTGTCATTGTATTCTGGCATCGGAAATTGTTTTGTTTGCATAAATTTGATATGTTTTGTTATACTCATAATATTTGCCCTTATTAATATTTAATATACTGCGTATTATACAGGGTTATACCGAAAAGTCAACCTTTATTTGAACTAATTTATAAGTGCTTGATTTCATTACAAATTTATATCTATACAAATCAACGACTTAAAAGTATTTCTTGTTGTTTTCCATCGGATTATTGTGCATTAATAAGAAATTGCATACTTGATTTGCATGTACTATAGACGGCGCGATATTTTTCAATGTAAATGTATCACTAACTCCATCTGCAATTAGTGTTAACATTTTTCCATTTATCATTTCGTTTGCTAACTTTTCGTCCCTTAAAGGAAAGGATGTTATTTGTCCCATTTCACCGACTTGCGACGATGCTTTAACTACATACTTTTCACCGGTGTCGACTATAAGTGTTAGTTCAACGTCAAAAAATTCTGATGGCTCGCCTTTTGCCCCTAGTACAACCTGACCATAACTAACTAAAGGTAGACAATTTACTGCTGGACTAAACATAACCGATACATAAGTGTTAACATGTTTTTCCGAGCCAACTACTGCAAATGGTTCACCACTTACAAGAGTCTGTGATTCCCATGCTTCTGTGCCAGGAACTGTTGGATCTGCCTGTGCTATTTGCAGCATAAAAAATGCTACTAAAGGTATTATTTTTATCATTTTTCACTCCGTTTATATAAGATACCAAGTTGCACCGTAGACGTCTGTTTGTGGTTTTGTCTTAGTTGCACCTGTTATGTATTTAACAAAGTTACGCATCTCATTAACATCCGTTAATGTCAGCGTTGCATCAACTATTGTTTTAGTTTCGATATAATGCTTTTTATATGACAGCGTAACGGAGCCATTCTCCTCCATACCCGCTTCAATTGCTTTGAGGTCAAACTTAGACTTTGGCAATTAGTTCTTCTTCTGTTGGACTACGAAAGGCTTCGCATATATTACAGCACATTATATTATGGTCTGGTGCTTTGTACCAATCGTGCTCTTCATTGTTTAAAGAACAATCTGGGTGAGTGTGATGTGTTACACTAAACGATTGATGCAATTCATATGTCTTGCCACATTCCTCGCATTCCTCTTCTCTTGACCATTCATCGAATGTTTCCGAATCAGGCTGGTATGTAGCTTTGCAGTAAGGACAAATTACATCATTGTCATCCATTTCATCTTCGTACTTTGGTATTGACATTTCGTATTTCTTAGTAATGTAACGACAATTCGCTTAACAATTCAGTTAAGGATTCGTTGTTTTTATCACCGAAGATGTATGCACAGGTATCCATCGGAATGTAATGTGTTACATCGCCATCCTGTACAGGATATGTTGGGTCGTGAATTACTTCAGTTGGTAGGTCGAGCTCTTCTGCCTGCTCAACATAATAATCAAGCTCGCTGCCAATCTGTAAGTCTAATACCAATACTGTACCGAAGTTCTGGTCTGTTTGGTGACTCCAAAGTTTATATAGATCTTTATTGGTGTGACTAAGCGTTAACGACTCGCTACCATTGTAGGTAAATGCACTAGCGGCATGCGAAGCTTGCGCCATACCTTTACCTGTGTTCATTGAATCCAAATCAGTCCGCATAAGAATATATAATATTGGAAATGGCTTAGTTTCTTCTGTTTCGGTAGTCATAATGCACCTCTACTCATTAAAAATTAAAGTATAACACAAAATAGCCAATTGATCAACTTAATTCTGCGATCATCGGTAGGATTTTGGTAATCTCTTCTCTGCAAGCAATAGCAATATCCATATGTTCCTTTTGAGTTCCGTTAGCACATCGTAAGTCACAGTAATGTACCCACGAACGCAATGTACCATTCATCATTAAACGAGTCTTAGTACAGCCTTCTGGCAATACTACACGTGCCTGTTCTTTTGCTATACCGTTATCAATAGCCCAGTTGTATGAATCACTTGCTTGGTTAATTACTTTGTCCTGCATAAGTTCCCATTTCTTCTTAAGTTCATCATCATCAAACTCAATGGAATTTTGGCGATTCTTTTCGTCTTGTAAACGTGCTTCGCGAACTATAAACATCTCACCTAATTCCTTTGGGTTAGCATAACGTTGTGAAAACTCCTGGAATGAAAACGAGCGATGTCTTAATATTTGATGTGCGATGTCACGTGTGGTTTCAATTTCTATACAAGCGTTAACCATTTCAAGCGGGGACCAATGATGTGCGTTAATTAAATATTTAATTAGCTTTTCGCTTGTGTCTTTGTTCATTTGATTGCTAGGGTTACTTACTCTTGCGCAATAAGCAATTATATCCTGGCAAGTGTCTAAGGGGAGGTCGTGTGCTTTCGTGTAGCTTAACAATTTTACTTTCATTTTTTTAACATATCCTTGATTATTTCATTTGCAATTTTATTTGAATCTATACTATGCTTTAATCGTTCGATTCGTTCGGTTTTCGCGTATAACTGATAAATCGGATGATCCTGATACGGAGGATATTTTCTCTCATTCTTTCTTGGTATTGGCATAATCAGTACCTCCTACTATTTTAAAGACATTTTTATTATCTGTCAACGGTAATTGGACATCTACGTTTTGTGTAGTTAGCCCAGTATTACCATCGTAGTGAAAATGGTACTTGGTCGGTATCTCAAACAAATCATTTGTGTCTTTGTAATTACGGTTCGAATCACGTGTACAATAAATGGTTAGTGTCGGATTAAAGTATGTACGTATCTTCTCTGTAGGGGCAATAAAAGAACATATAACTGTCTGCTTCTTTATATAAAACACATCTGCTAATTCTCGCATTCGCATTGCTTGCCTCATCCTGCCTGCATCAGTAAAGTCCCAGTCGTTTGCAACATGACGCACGACATCAGCATCGAAATGCATACAATCTAATTGATTTGCTAACATCCGCGAAATATATGTTTTACCCGAACCTGGTAATCCGCATACAAGTATCTTCATATAAGTATTTAGTAAGGAGCCCGAAGGCTCCATATTATGCTGCTCTAGTGCGTATTCTGTCTCCCATTAGATGTATTATTTTACTACACAAACATATTAATTATATGCCAGTGGTCCTCAAACATACAAGGACGCATTACTTTAAACTCTGCAAGCGGAACCCACTTAGCGTCTTTTGCATCATCGCCGGCAGTTACACGTGGCAGGTCCTTGTCGTTCTTTAATTTAATGTTATACACGTGAGTTATTACTCTGCATAAGTTTGAACGAGTAGTTGAATCAATTACCTTGACTTCAGCAATTGAACCTCGTAGTACGTCCTCTGGAACTCGAATATTAGTTTCTTCGTCTAGTTCCCTAAGCATACCATCTACTATAAGTTCGGTATTGTTTAAGTGACCGCCGGGCATAGCCCATAACCCTTTTCCGGGTTCGTCCTTACGTTGTATTAACAATACATGACCTGACTGTATAACTACCGCATCAGTTGTCACCATAATTGGATTATTGAATATGGTAGGGTCATAATCCCTTGCATGTTCATATTCTCTAACAAGCTGTTTAAACGTTTCATGTTGCTTAAATTCTGCTAAGAATAGTTCAGAAGCTTTAGGCAATACGTTATTGTAATATGAACTCGACATTCCTTCGTAATACATTTTACGAACGTCTGTTGCTGAGATTACATCGTCTGCGTACTTGCCTGTATCTTCTGTTTTCCATTGCTTAAAACAATCCAAGTAATGGCTGGAATCATCTTTAATATGTCCGTACAATGCAACAGTTGAATCACTTGTACCATAATCCATTACATAAGCCTGGACCTTTTTGCCAACTTCAGCAATCCAAGCTTCGTCTCTGTAAGTGAAATCATGCAGTGGTTCTATGTGCAAACGTTCGTCATGGAATTCTCTACGTATCATGTCTGCACGTTCGTTAAATGTGAAAGGGTTTTTAGAACTGCGCGGGCTATCTGCTGACCCAACTAACACTATAACATGATTTGCTTCATGTAATGCTTGTTGAATAGTACCTCTGTGTCCTATGTGGAAAGGTTGAAATCTGCCGATGTATACAGCAAAATCGTATTTTTTACTTTGCATCATTCGTCTCCCGTTTGATGTAATATTATAGATTTAAAAGGTGTTTTTCTCTTGGTGTCAGAGAAGCTAATACCAGCTCTCTGTCTGCATTATCTTTCTTTATTTTCTTTTCAAGTGCAATGCGGTCTGCATCTACTTTCTGATGATTCTCCCACCAATCCGCTAGTGCTCTAGATTTTGCATTTTTGCCATTGTATAGAATACTGTCTGGCAAAACTTGGCATAAATCACATAGACGTACTGTAATTTCTTCTAAGATACTAACATCGCCATAATCTTGATCTTTGATCTGCTTAAGCGTATCGAGGCTAGTTGTTGGGTATTTTAATAGTTCGGCTGTATATAGTGCGTTGTCTGCTTTTTTCAGTGCGGACATTACATATAATACATGTTTGGCTACTTTGCGCGATTCGAGCTCTTGCTCGCTCGACTCCATATAATCTGTTCTACAAGGCATCGTCTGGCTCCCATTAGATGTTAATTAATATACTAATTGTATTACTATTTAGCTATTGTGTCAACCTCAATCGAATAATAAGTGGGCGAACCCTAATAATAGTCCATCAATTATAGTATTAAATAATTCCTTAAACTCAAATACCACAAGAAACAAGTAT